CTGTTTGCAGTAATCCATGAGCTTCTTGTTCATGGCCGCTGCGATGCGCCGTCTAGAAAACAAAGCAGAAGGCGTTTTCTTTTCTTCCTTCTCCCCATCTTCCTCCTCGGCTTCCTCCGGTTCCTCTTTTCGGTCCGCCATATATGCCCGGTCCATGACGCGGTCTGCAAAGTGCAGATCCACCGCCTGGGTCGCATCCATCCAAGTCTCCTCGTCCATGAGCTTGGAGAGCTTACCCCTGGAAAGACCGGTCTTCGTGACATAGGCGTTGATGATCGAATTCTTCACGGAATCCAGCATCTCAATGGCTTTTTGCATATCGCCGGCGTCGCCCATCGCAATGGTTGCCGGGTTATGAATCATGAGCATCGATACCGGGCTCACAAGCACTTCATCCCCAGCCATCGCAATGACGCTCGCAGCAGAAGCTGCCAGGCCATCGATCTTAACCGTGACCCTTCCGGCATAATCGCGGAGCATGTTGTAGATCTGGGCTGCCGCAAAGCAATCACCGCCAGGACTGTTGATCCAGACCGTGATGTCTCCGGCACCGCCATTCAGCTCCGATTTAAAAAGAGCCGGCGTGACGTCATCGTCAAACCAGCTCTCCTCAGCGATCGTTCCGTTTAGGAACAGGGTCCTTGTTTCTGCGACTTCCGGATCCGGCGCTTTGTTTGTCGTCCATTTCCAGAACTTGTTCATCTGTATCTTCCTCCTCTCCGCCGCTGGTGTCTTTACCGGCATCCGCAGCGAAAATGCCAGCATCTTTGAGTTTTGTCATGTTGCCATTGATGAGATAAAGATCACCGCCTTCTTCCTCCGGAATTCGATCCAGGTTTTCGAGCTCTCTGATATCGTTGGCACTCATCCATCCGTTCTGGCGGGCCACCGCATAGCCGTTCATCCGGCTCTGGTAGTCACCGCGAAGGAGGCCGTCCACATTGAACTTGATGAAATACTGCTTTTTCTCATCCGGTGAAAGAAGGGCACGTACCAAGGTCTGCTCCCATCTAGCCACCCAGGGATCCAGCGTGTATTTGACAAATTCAAGAGACTGCTGCTCGATGTTTGAGAAGCTACTTTTTTCAAGATCGCCAATCATGTGTGGAGGAATCCGGAAGATCCTCGCGATCTCATCAATCTGAAACTTACGGGTTTCCAAAAACTGTGCCTGCTCCGGGCTGATGGAGATCGGCGTGTATTTCATGCCTTCCTCCAGGACCGCGATCTTATTCGCGTTTTGGCTTCCCCCGAAGGCATAGTTCCAGCTCTCACGGACCTTCTCAGGATCCTTTATGATGCCCGGATGCTCCAGGACACCGCCAGGCGCCGCACCGTTTGCAAAGAAGGTCGCGCCATATTCCTCGCAGGCAATTGCCATGCCGATCGCATTTTTTGCCATCGCAATCGGGCTATATCCCACCAGCCCATCAAACCCTAACCCTGGGATATGCAGTACATCGGAGGGTTTTAGTGTGACCGTGTCCCCCTTCATGGTGTGGGCTTCATCGTCGGTCCGCTGATAGGTGTAATAAAGATTCCCCTTATCATCCCTGTCCACGGTCATCCGGTTTGGCATGAGCGGATAAAGAGCCATGACCTCACCTTTCCCGTTGCGGATCACCTGCGCATAGGCATTCCCCCACAAAAGAAGGTGCGTCATCAGGGTCTCCCGGAAGACAAAGGATGTCATTTCCGGATTCGGTTCATCGTGCAAGATGAAGTAAAGCGGGTGATCGATGGCCTTTTCCTTTCCGCCCTTCTCGTTGTACCGATAGAGCTGCAGCGGAAGACCGGCGATCGCTTCGGAGAGGATCCTCACGCAACTATATACCGCCGTCATCTGCATGGCCGATCGTTCATTGACAATCTTTCCTGCCTGGCTTCTTCCCGTATAAAACCGGAAAGCAGATCCTGCTGTGGAATTGGTGGGTTTATCTCTCGCCTTCCCAAATCCGAAGAAACTTAGAATTCCCATGGTGCTCCTCCTTTATAAAAACAAGATGCCGCGGTCATCGTAGACACTGCCGTAGGACTTTTCATTTCGAATTGCCCGATCCAGAGCCATAACTGTAGCGACCGCCACATCGATTTTTTCTGTACTCTTTTCTTTATCCATCTTGATATTTCCGGCCGGGTCCTGCCGCACGAACACGTTATCCATGCACCAGCGAAGAACCGGATGCCCGCCATGCGCGAGCCGCTTTTCTAAGGTCAGCTTCATCATTTCCTTCGTAGGTGGCGACATGTCCTTGTAGCCCTGGCCAAACGGAACCACGGTAAATCCCATGCCCTCCAGATCCTGGACCATCTGGGTCGCACCCCATCTATCAAAGGCGATCTCCAGGATATGGTACTTCTCACCCAGCTTTTCAATGAACTTTTCAATGAAGCCATAGTGGATGACGTTGCCCTCCGTCGTCTGAAGGTGTCCGGTCAGCTCCCATGCATCATAGGGGACGTGGTCCCTTCGGATCCGAAGACGCATGTTGTCTTCCGGAATCCAGCAGTAAGGAAGAATGATGTATTTCTCATCCTCTGTCCTTGGCGGAAAAACCAGCACAAAGGCGGTCAGGTCCGATGTGGAAGAAAGGTCGAGGCCGCCGTAGCACTCCCGGCCAATAAGCTCATTCGGATCCACCGGAAAGGCACATTCATCCCATTTATCCATGGGCATCCACCTGGTCGACTGCTTTACCCACTGATCAAGTCTAAGTTGCCGGAAGATATTCTCTTCGGCCGGGTTTTCCTTTGCCGACTGAAATGCATTCCTGACCTTCTCAATAGCAATGGTGTGCCCCAGAGAGGGATTGGCGATGTACCAGTTCTTCTCATCAGACCAGTCCGCGTCATCCGGAAGGCCGTAGATCACCGGATAGAAGGTAGGATCGTTTTTTCTGCCGGCCAGGATGTCCTCCGCCTTCATATGCTGCTCAAAACAGATGGAGTTTCGGTCTGTACCTGCTGTTGTGATCAGGAAATAAAGAGGCTGCGTTCTCGCATCACCGGAGCCCTTGGTCATAACATCAAATAGCTCGCGGTTTGGCTGAGAATGCAGCTCATCAAATATGACCCCATGTACGTTGAGGCCGTGCTTGGTATAGGCTTCTGCTGACAAAACCTGGTAGTAAGAATTTGTCGGCATATATACAAGGCGCTTCACCGACATGATCGGTTTGATCCTCTTTTTAAGAGCTGGGCACTGATCCACCATATCGACGGCAACATCAAAAACGATGGAAGCCTGCTGCCTATCTGATGCACAGCCATAGACTTCCGCGGCCCATTCCCCATCACCGCAGGTAAGATAAAGGGCAATCGCCGCTGCCAGCTCACTCTTTCCATTTTTCTTTGGGATCTCACAGTAGCAGGTGTTGTACTGTCGAAATCCATTCTCCTTCACTGTTCCAAACAACGTGGATACGATCTCCTCCTGCCAGGGCAGCAGTGTGAAGTTTTCCCCATGCCAACGGCCCTTCGTATGCTTCAAGTTTTCAATGAACTTGATCGCGCGCTGCGCTTTATTCTCATCAAACATCATGCACCTCCCATCAGAAGGAATTCCATCTCATCGATTTCTGCCTGCTTTGCATCTCCGGCGATCATCCGACTCCTGGCGGAAGGTGTCAGACCAAACTCCGCCGCTGCCTGCATCATGATCTTCTGATTAGAGTGCGCAATAGAAACCTGCGGCACCTGCTGCCAGTAGCCCGTTTTCGTTTTTACAATCGAACCGTGCTGGGTGATGAATTCCTCTGCTTCCTTCCACCTAGCGTATGCCTGGCAATAAGAAGCAAAGGCAGCCACATCAAGATCCGTGAGGAGCCCCAGCTCAAACAGGTTCTTAGCAAGGCGCTTCCATTCAGCCTTTGCTTCCTCTTCGAGCCAATCCGGACATGCGGGAGGCTTCTTCTGCGAAAGCTGCGGCTCATTCGTATTCAGTTTTCTCTTACCCGGATTTCCTTCCAGGATCTTCACTGCCGTTGGCTTCGGCTTCCTGCCTCTCGTAGCCATGGGAATCCCCTCCTTCCTCATCATTTATTGGGATAAGCCACGATGGGTCATTAACGAAAGCGTCATACGGCAGCTCTGTCCGGTCAATCAAAATCTCATTCCCATCGCCTCCTTTATGGCAAAATAAAAGATCACCCGAAAGCGATCCGTCTATCTCTACGAGAAAAAGGGCATCCTTTGGCCCCATTTCCCGGTGTATTCGGTTTTGTGTTTTCTTAGCCTCTCTGTACCTCGACCATCCATTCTGCTTCTGGGTGCTTCTCGCCGGTTGCTTTCTCAGTGATCTGGCGCTCTTCGTCGATGTAGCAAAGGTGCTTTCCGACCTTGATGAAGCGTACCTCTTCGTATCCGGCGATCCTTGTTCTGATCACCCGGGCCGTTCTGCTTTCGCCGTCGTAGCTCTTGCCGTCCCAGCCGTTAAAGGTGAAGGTGATCCGCTCCGTGGTCTTATAAAAGTAGGTTTCAAAATCC